AGGGTCAGGTCAAAGCCGATGAAGGCCCCGGTCTGCAGGTCCACCACCTTGGGATGCGTCACCGGCATGTCGCACCGCAGGGTGGCCGTGAAGGGCACCGGCAGGCTGCCCTCGTTGCGCAGCACTGCCGCCGTGCCGTCCCGTTTGATGCCGTAGATGTGGCTGTCGTAGCAGACAGGAAAGCGGAACGCCTTTTCGTACCCGCCCAGCACGCTGCTGACGGCGTTGAGGTCGTACCAGAAGGGCTTTTCGCTGTAGAGCATGAGCTCACAGCGCGGGTCCGGCGTGTAGCTGGAAAAATAGGGCAATTTTTGCAGCACGAAGCGGGTGAAATAGTGGTCGCCAAAATAGAGGGTGCCTTTGGTGAAGTAGGGCAGCTTTTTGGTAAAAGCTCTTGCACGGGTCAACGCATCCCTGCCCCAGAACACGACCGACAGGGTGCGGGACACGCCGGAGACGCTCTGACCCTCCACGGTGTCGCCCACCTGATTGACACCCTGCGCGGTCTGCAGGTCCACATCCACCCCGTTCAGCGGGTCGAGAAAGTAAGGTGTATCGTAGTCCCAGCCCAGATGCAGGACGGCACCGGCATCTGTCACGATTTTGAGATGGTCCTTAAATAGCACAGTGTCCTCCTTTCATCGTTTGCGGGCCTTGGCCTTGTCGGCTTCCCAGCGGGTCTCGCGGGCAAGGTCGGCGGCGGTCTGAGCCTTGCTCTGGATGTACTGATTGATGGTGGTATCGCCCTCGCGGTGGTAGCTGCGGGCGGCGGACACCACCTGTGCTGTGCCGGATGCAGCCACGGTGCTGCCCAGACGCATGTTGTCGGAAAGCACCAGCGCCCCCGCCTGCCGGATCATATCGGCAAGGGCAGAGTTGGTCTTTTCCAGCGCCTTGGTGTTGGCGTTGATGGCATCTTCCAGACTACCGGTGCCGGTGGTGATGTCCACGCTGCCCATGCCGCCGGAGCCGGACGAACCGCCGCCAGAGGAACCGCCGCCGTGGCTTACGTTCTTTTTGGAGCCGCCCATGCTGCCCACGATGGCCGCAATGGCAACGCCCAGCGCGACCGCTGCCGCTGCCACGATCAGGCCCATCGGGATGCCGAAAACAGTCGCGCTCAGCGCGGCAGAAATGGCGGTCAGCATTCCCTCAAACGCTGCGCCGATAGTGCCTACCATGGTGGCCACGCCCGCAAAAATGGTGGGGAAGCTGGACAGCAGACCGCCGCTCAGGCCCTGACTGATGGCAAGGGCCGCATTGCTCAGCGGTGTTTTTAGCCCGCCGAAGATCTCTATCAGGGTGGAGCCGAGGCCCTGCGCCTGCTGCCAGACCTCAGAGAAGCCGCCGGTCAGGCCGTTCACGATCTGCCCGCCAAGGTCGATAGCTCCCTGCACCAGCTGATCGCGGGCACCGCCCAGCGCTTTGTTGAGCTTAGTCACGATGCCAAGGGCAAAATCATTGACCTGCTTTTTCTGGTCGGCAGTCAGACCGCCGTAGATGGTGCTTGCCACCCACTTGCCGATGCTCAGCCAGTCCTGATTCTTGACGGCGGTGTACAGATCATCGAAGGTGCCCAGCACGCCGGTATCTGCTTCGATCTGCAGCTCCTTCCACAGGCCGTCAAAGGTGTCTGCAGCGGATTTCTTGGTGGTCTCGGCTACCTGCACGGTGCCGTCTGCGGCGATGGTCTTGACCCGCTCGATGGTCACGAGGGCACCGTCCACCACGTCGTCGTAGACCTCGGTGATGACCTGTTTCTGGGTCTCGGTGCCGTCGGTCAGGGTCTCGGTGACGGTCTGGGTGGTGGTCTTGACCCCGTCTGCCAGAGTCTCGAAGGTGGAGGTGACCGTCTTAGCGGTCTCCCGCACTGTCTCCATGGTCTGCTTGACGGTCTTGGTACCGTCCGCAGCCACCTCTGTGATGGTTTTGATGTCCTTCAGCACACCGCCCACCATCTGCCGGGAAGTCTCGGTGATGACCTGCTTTTGCTGTGTCTTGCCGTTGGAGAGCGTTTCGGTGATGTTTTCGGTGGTGCGGGTGACCTTGCCGTCGATTTCGGTCGTGGTGTCCGAGATGGACTTGACGACTTCTGCGGCGGCCTGCTTCGTGGCCTTGCTGGCCTTCTTGGCTCCGCTGGTGATGGCAGGGTAGGGGTTCGCGGCTGTCTGGCTCCCGGCACGGCTGCTGCCGTTGCCGGAGCTGCTTGTGCCTTTCGGGACCCATCCGTTGTCATCGTCCCATTCGAGGTCTTTGTGGGAGCTGTCCCACTGTTTCGCGTTCTTGCGCTTGTTGTAGTTGTTGATGGCGTTGTTGTAGGCGGAGTTATAAGCATCTGCTGCAGCGCCGATGCCGTTCTTCAGGTTGGCCAGCGCTGCCGCTGCGCCTTCGATTTTTGCGACCAGATCATTGATCCAGTCCACCACCGTGCCGATGGCGTTCTGTGCGATCTTTTTCACAGACGCAAATGCGGAGTTGACGGCATTGCGGAAGGTCTCGCTGGTCTTATAGGCCGTCACGAGACCCGCTGCCAAAGCTGCAAGTAAAGACACTACAAGGCCGATGGGGTTCGCCTTGAGAACCGCGTTCAAACCTGCCTGCGCGACTGCAAGACCGGTCGCCCCGGCTTCGGCGGCTTTGTGAGCAGCGGTCATGGCCGTGGTCGCGGCTGTGTGGATCACTTCGATTGCAGTAGCGGCAGCCACATAGCCCTTGTAGGTCAGGAATGCCGTTCCGGCAGCGGCCACAACAGCCGTTGCAATGCCGATGGTCTCCTTGAGCTGGGCCATCTTCTCGTCGCTGTCGAGGAAGGAGACCACCACCTCGTTCAGCTTGACCACCAGCTCACCCAGAGCCGCAAACAGGCCGCTGGTCAGCTCACCGGTCAGGGCGCTGACATTATCCTTCAGGGTAGACATGCGCCCGCTGAAGGTCTGGCTGGCTTCCAGCATACCGTTGTAGAACTGCCCGCCCTGACTGGTGGCGGCTTCCACCGCCGCTTCCAGCTCGCTGAAGCTGACCTTGCCATCCGAGATGCGCTTGTACAGGTCGGACATGCTCTCGCCGGTGGCATCACAGATCTGGTTCAGCGGGTTGAAGCCCGCATCGATCATCATGTTGACGTTTTCCAGCGTGACCTTCTGCGCCGAGGACATCTTGCCGTAGGCGCGGGTCAGGGTCTGCAGCTTTTCGGCGTTGCCCAGAGAGATATCACCCAGCCGCTGCAGCACGCCGGTGGTGTCGTCTGCCGCAATGCCGAACTGCAAAAGGGTCTGGGTGCCGCTGGTCAGATCATCCAGCGAGAAGGGCGTGGATGCCGCCATCTTGCGGATCTCGGAAAGCTTTGTGGCGGCGGCCTCCTCGCTGCCCAGCATGACCTTGAAGTTGGTCAGGTAGCTTTCCATGGTGGCGTTGTAGTCCACGCCGCTTTTGACCACCTCGGCCAGCTTGGACGAAGCCTGTTTTGCAAAGTCCGCGATCATCTGCCCGGCGGCTATCGTCCACTTACTGGTGCTTTTTTCTGCCGGGTCGCTGTTCAGCCTTACTTCGCCGGTGATGCTGAAATCTGCCACTGTGTCCACCTCTCATTCGGAGCGCGGGCACAAGGGCACAGGCTGTTATAACTTGATCTCTACCTCTCGCTTACAGGCGGGATTTTTGCATTTTACCCACAGGCCATGGGCGGATGCGGCATTTTCTGCCCACACCGGCAGCGCCCGGCCGCAATAGGGGCAGGGCACCGGGGCGCGGCTAGTGCCGGAACCGCGCAAGGAACGCAGCGTCATGCTCTTCGACGGACACGACACGGGCGGCACCCCCTCTCAGCTCAGCAGGCAGGGCAAAGCGCTCCTGCAGGTCGGCGTAGCGGTCGCGCATGGAGCCTTCGTATTCCGAAAGATCCATGGTGCGCCAGCTCATGATCTTTGCCATGAGGGTATCCTCCGGCAGGGCGGCGAACAGCGCCCGGAACCGGAACCAGTGCACCTTTTCGCGGGTCAGGTCGATGCCGTAGGCCTGCTGGAATGCCGCCACGATGTAACCGGCATCGCACTGGTAGTCGAAGGCAAGACCGGAAGAGGGAGCGGTACTGCTTTCAGCTGCGGCGCTTTCGGCTGCTTTTTCGCCCGCCTTATAAAACTCGATCATGTACCCGTAGGCGTCGATGATCTTCTGAGGGTCGTTCAGAAAACAGTGTGGGTCTTTGTAAAAACGCCAGAGAGCGCTGACCGCAAAACCGATGGGATCATCTCCTGTCTGGCCGCGCACATAGGTGTTGACCAGCCAGACCATGGGCCGGAAATCCGGGATGATCTCGTGTCCATGCCACCGGGTGGGCAACTCGTCCAGCAGCAGATCAGACATGGCGCTCTGCGGCGATCTGCAGTGCGTATGCCGCCAGCTGCTGCATGGCATCAGGATCATCCCGCAGGGCATTCATAGCCTGCCGGGCATCGATCAGCCGCTCGGTTTTCTGCTTTGCGGATACCTGCGCATCCACCCGCTCCACCATCCGGGAGGCAGGCGGTGCGGGATAGCTTACAGGCGGATTGTGCTTGCCCTTTTTGGCCTGTGCGCGGCGCTGCTCCCGGTTCATGGGCTGGGCAGGCTTTGCGGCATAGCGCTGTTTCTCGGCGGAAAAGGCATTGCCCAGCTCCTCGATCACGTCATAGATGGGGGCCATGTTGTTTTCATCCAGTCCCAGACGGGCGGACGAGCCTGCACCGAGGATCTCGTCGATGCAGTCCATGGCAATGCGTGCCTGTGCACGTGCATGGTCGCCCAGACGGACACCGCCGCGCCGGAACTGCTCCGACTCCTCGGCGCTCCGGCGCTGCATCCGCTCGTTGGCATCCTCAAAGCGGTCAAGGTCGTTGGCGTTCATCAGGGAAAAATCAAATTCCTGTCCACAAATAACCATGTTCTGGCTCCTTTCAGTTGAGCCGTGCCCCGGTTCTGCCCCGGAGAAAACTAATCACGGCATAAAAGATCCCCGTTCCGGTGTGGAGCGGGGACTGTGTTTGAAAAAAAAATCAGCCCTTGACGGCCTTTGCAGGAGCAGCGGACTGGGTGGCGGGGGTGTAGTCAAACTCGTCCGGCGTGCCGATGGCCTTCACGTCGCAGGCAAAGGTGGCCTTGGAACCGGCTGCACCGCCCACGTCGCTGGTGACGATGATGGCAGCGCTGCCTTTCTCGCCCTTGCCGGTGCGCAGGCTGAAGTAGATGTATGGCACAATGATATCGCTGCCGGTACCGTACACAATCTTGTGGCTCAGCACAAAATCCTGAAAAGCATCGCCCACGCAGCGGTCACCGTTGACGGCAAGGGTGCGCTGGGTGCCGGTCTTTTCGGTGACGTTGCCGGTGCGGATGTACTGGGCATCCTCGGTGGTGGCGTTCAGAGAGCCGGAATGCTCCTTCACATGGTCGGCGCAGACGATCCACTGGCTTTCCTTGGTCTGGGTGCTCTCGATCTGGAACGCCAGCACAAAATCGTTCGCCGTCTCAATGCCGGTATACGACGCGCTGGGCGTGATGCCGGACTTGGTAATGGCTTCGGATACAGTCATATCAAAACTCCTTTCATTTTGGCATGTAGTAGGTCAGGCGCATCTGCAGCTGCATCTTACAGCTGCCCGCGCTGTTTGTGACGATGTAGCCGCTGTTCGTCACGGCAATGCCGGTGGGGGTTTTATTCCCGCCGCAGGCCGAGAGGTCGGGCAGGTTGTGCCGGGCATCCTGCCGCATGACCCACTCGGTGAGCTGCTCGAAAAAGCCGCTGTTCTGAATGTTAACGGAATCCATCTCGCTGTACTCACCGCGAGACAGAAAGAGGTAATTCTTCGCCATTTCCCAGCCGGAGATGTACTCGGTGATGATGGGATCACCGGGGCTGTCCTCGATGGAAAAGGCGGTGGATTCTTCTTCCAGTCCGGCAATGCGGAAAGCCGCGCCGGTGGCTTCCTGCTCGTCGGCGATCAGCGGGCAGGTCTTGAGCCATGCCCGCAGGGCGGCAATGGTGGGCTTTACGGTTTCGCTCATTTGTTCCCTCCCAGAAACTGCTTTGCGGCATCATGGGCGAACTTTTCAAGCTCGTCCTTGTGGTCGGCAATGGCGTTTTGTCCCCAGTAGGAACCGCGGTGACGTTCCGTTTCGCCCTTCGCGCCGTGCAGGTCGGTGCCCCGTTCATGCAGATAATACTGCCTGCGGGCATAGGGCGTATTGTACACCAGCAGACCTTCCTTAAAGTTGGATGCCTGATTCACGCTGTTCTTCAGCGCGCCGGTTTCCAGCGGCACATATTTGTCCACAACATCGACCACTTTCTGTGAAAAGGCAAACTGCAGCCTTGCGAACCGTGCGTCCATGTCGGCCTGAAAGCCGGGACGGAATGTGATCTTGAAATCAAAAACCGGTGCGCTCATACGATCAGCTCCCTTCCACGTGCCAGTGGGGCAGCAGCGGCTCCCGGTTATCGGAGACAGCCGCTGCCGTGCAGCATAGGTGCGTTTTTTCGAGTTTGGCATACTCGGCTTCGGTCAAGGCAGGCACCGCGCCCTGCACCAGCTTCCAGCCGCGTTTCAGGGTCCAGTGCTTGGTCTTTTCCGCTGCAGACAGCGCCGCCCACTGGGCATAGGGCAGGTAGCCCATGGTGCACACGCTGGCCGGGATGCGGATGTGGGTGGTGCGCTCCGGGTTCTTGGCGGTGCCGGAGCCGGAGGCGGAGCGGCATTCCCGCCAGCTGCACCCGGAGAACACCCAGCACACCGGCCTGTCCGTCTCGGTGGCAGTGTCGTGGATGAGGTTCACCACAGTAACGGCTGTCTGCATCACAAAATCCCCCTGTACAGCAGGCCGTGCGGGTCACTGCCCAGCGCGGTGCGGATGATCTCATAGGCTTCCTGCCGGGCGGCGGCGGTCACACTGGCATTGCTGCCAAAGGTGACGCTGTAGCCGTCGTTTGAGACGCTGGCAGCACCCGGCACAGCGCCCGCCGCAGACGCAGCGGCCAGCAGGCCGACGATCTGGGCGCAGGCATCTGCCAGCGCTGCCCGGCAGGCCTCGCACCCGGCAGCGTGGCTCTCTGCCCGGCCAAAGGTGGCGGCATCGATCATGCGGGAAGCACGGCTGCACAGCACACCGAAGGCCGCTTCCGGCACTGTACCGCCTGCAGCCGCATACTGGTCATAGGTGCAGTAGAGCATGGCCTTACGCCTCGATGCGCTTGATGTACAGGGTCTGGGGCTTGGACACCTTGATGCCGTACACCTTGCGGCCCTGCACAGCGGATGCGCCGATGTACTTGCCGGAGCCGCCCAGATCCTGCAGGTGCACCGGGGTCTGCCACTCCATGACGCGGTGGCACCAGTTGGGGTGGCCGCAGATGAACTCGGTGGTGGTTTTCTTGCTGGCCACGCGGGTGGTGTTCTCGAAATCCATGTTGTTGGACTCGTACACCGCAAAGCCCGCGATCTGACCCACTGCGCCGGTCTGCACTAGCTGCTGAGACAGGTCACCCTGCTTGATGAAGCGGTCATCCTGCATCAGCAGTTCCAGATACTCCGGGCTGACGATCATCCAGCGGCCGGTCTGGGGCACGCCCTTGCGGCTCAGGGCGCGCTTGGCGGCCAGAGCTTCCTTGTAGGCGGTGGAAGTGGTGCAGGCGGTCTTGGTGGCGGAAACGGTCGCGCCGCCGGAAGACAGGGTGCCGCAGGCTTCCAGCGCGGCGATGGACTTCTTGTCGATGGACAGCGCCATGGAGTAGCCCGCACTGTCCAGACGCTCGGCGGTGATGCCGTCGGGCACGGAAGCAGCGTCAAAGCCGTCGATGATCTCGTTCACGGCCTCGTCGTTGTCGATGTCCAGATCCAGATAGGTGGTGGTGCCGGCATCGGCTGCCACGCCGTTTGCCTTGTCGTAGGCCTTGACGGCAACCTCGGTGTCGCGGACAGGGATTTTCACCTTGCCGGCCTTGGGGCTGCCCTCGTAGCGGTTGTTGAAGATGGTATTGTCGCGGGTGACCAGAGTCGCACGCAGCTTTGCATCCACCAGAGCGGAGTAACGCTCCTGACTTGCATGTGCCATAGAAATCTCCTTTCGTTGTTACAGGTTCAGTTCAGGGTTCAGGGATTTGAAAGCGGCTTCCACACCATCGCTCTCGTTGGCGGGCGGTGCACCGTGCTCGGCTCCGGTGGAGACCACGGCCACACCGGCTGCACCGTCCTCGCCGAACGCCCATGGGTTGGCCTTTGCGGCATCGTCCAGTGCCTTTGCAATGTCGGTACCGCGGTCGGCAGAGCCCTTCAGGGCGTCCAGATCCAGCAAAGCACGCACTGCCTTGACGCTGCGGCCCTTTTTGCCCAGGATGGCGGCGTCCAGCGCGTTATCAAAGGCAAAGCCCTCGGCCTGCGTCTTCATGTCGGCCTTCAGCTTGGTGACCTGCTCCTGCAGGCCTGCCACGTCCACGCCGTCAAAGGCTTTCAGGCCGTCCTGTGCGGTCTTGAGCTGGGCGTTTGCGTTGTCAAGCTGGGTCTGCAGGGCGGTGGCTGCAGACTTCTCCCGGTTGATGTCTGCGCCGTTCTCCTGCATGATCCAGTTCAGCTGTTCATCGGTGATGCCGGGGATCTTGTTCTTCACGTCTTCACGCTTCATGGTGGAAACTCCTTTCGTGTGTGAGACCTCAGTTTTTTACACTGTTCTCTGTCAGTATTCGGTCGTGGGCGGGGTACGCGCCGCCCGCCGCATGGCACCGTTTGCAGGACTCGAACCTGCCGCTTCCGGTTTTGGAGACCGGCGCTCTTCCGACATGAGCTAAAACGGCATGAAAAAAGCACTGGGCAAATTTTGCACAGTGCTTAAAAATGGGCAAAAGAAAACCACGGTGCGTGTGCATCGTGGTTTAGTTGATATTATGAATTACGGCGTGCAACAGTAGATTCTGTCGTACACTGCTTCGCCCTCACGAGAAAGAGCTGTCGGCTCGTCATTCTCGTCAAAGGTCGATGTGATGAAATCATCAAGCTCCAAAAGAAGTTCATCCAGACTTTTGCAGTTTACCGCGCTGGGAACATGCTTCTTCAAAAACTCCTTGGAATCAGGATCTAAATCTTCAAAACAAAAGGTCATTTCTGCTCACTCCTTGGATTCAGCTGAATCAGCTGTCCCGTGTCTGGGTTTATCGTGACGATCGCTTTGCCAATAAGGCGCACGCTTCGCTTTCCTCTTGAATCCGTTTTTACAGGGTTGATGCGCTCAGGATTCAAAACGGTATCACGCATGGCTTCATAGCCAACACCGCTTCGCCGGATGATTTTAAGGTCATATTTTAACTTATCGGGGTCGACCAATGTGCCGAACATACGCTCCATGAAATGGGCGGTATGTCCGGTAATAACAGTACCATCCGCAGTAGTCTTGCCAACAAGCTCGGTCTGGATGCGCTCGTGCGTACTCTTGTACAGGTCAAAACCTGCAAGCGGCGAAAGCCAGCCACTTTTTACGCTGTTGGCATATTGCATCAGCAACCGATATTCTTCGGTATTATTATACCGTGCATCATAATATTTTGCAACGGTATTCAGGCTGGTACTCTGCGCATTGATAGACTTGAGCCAGTCGGTGTGATGCGCCTGAGATTTTGCACTTGCCCTACTGGCTTCACTCCTGCCGAACTTCGGCACGCTGACACGGGCGCTGTCCACTCTGCCGCCGGTGGCCTTGGTGAAATCACTCAGGCTCTGGCGGGCGGCTTTCAGGCGCACAGCGCTGTCAGTGGTGTCCAGCCCGGCGGCGTCCTCGGCCAGATACCGCTTTTTCCAGCGGCGGACGTTCCGCTCCCGGGCGCGCTGCATCTGGGATATCTCGTAAGCGGTGTACTTTTTGCCGTTCCACTCGATGTCCCGGGCGTTCAGCTCCCGCAGCTGCTCCTGCGTCCATTGGGGCGGGTCGCCCAGCTCCGGGAACACCGCGAAAAAGGTGTGGCGGCAGTTCCAGCCGCAAAGGCCTGCGCCGGTGCCGTAGCCGGTGGCAGCTTCAAAATCCGGGTAGTGCTTGCCCTTGTAGTCCACCGCGCCGCCCCGGTGAAAGCGCCTGCCCTGCCACTCTGCATGAGAAGGACGGGCACCGCCGTGGGCGGTCGTCTCCACAAATTCGCAGCCCATTTCGTCCATGCGGGCCACCTGCAGCTTGCCAGTCGTCTGGTTTACACCGGTGAGCACGGCACGGCGGGCGGCCACCTCGATGCTGTCCTTGTGGCCGCTGGGATATGTGACCATGGGCATGTCGTCTGCAAGGCTGTCCACAGCCTGTTTGACGGCGGTTTTGTAGTCGAAGGCACCGGTGCTCACCTTGAGCCATGCAGCGTCCAGTGTGCGTTCAAAGGCCCCTGTGACGGTGTTTGCCGTGGTGGCGGTGAGGTTCTGCCATGTGCCGCAGGTCTGGCGGGCACCGGCGTCTAACAAATTGTTCAGGGCGGCGCTCTCTTCAAAAGGGGGCGGCTCCATGTCGTAGTGGTAATAGATCGCATCTTCACGCTCTAAGGCTTCGGTCGCGGTCTGCAAAAGCAGCTTGCGGATGGCCGTTTCGCTCTTGCCGGTGTACTTCGCCAGCAGCTTCACCACGTCGTTGCGCACCGCTTCGGTCTGCTGGTAGCGCCACAGCTGCCAGTTAGCGGTGGGGGTCACGGCGTCCATCTTGCCGATGCGCCGGGCAACGTCCTGTAAGATCGCGTCCTCGACCTGCTGCCAGAGCTGCACAAAGGCATCCGGCATCTGGTCGAGATAAGACGGCGGCAGCATCAGGCACCCCCGAAGGTGAGGGCTTCGTCAGTGTGGCTGTCTGCCTTGGCTTCTTCTGTCCACTGGTGGGCTTCCTCCTCGCTCAGGCTGTACCGGGCGGCGAGGTAGCGGCAGCGGGGCACAAGGCCCGCAATGGCGTCCTCCCGCAGCTGGTTTGTGCGTTCCTGCTCGCTGACGATGTAGCTGTCGTCCCAGTTGACCGAGATGCTGGACTCCGGGTCTACCGGCGCACCCAGCAGGTTCTTCGCCGCCCACAGCATGGCACGCAGGATGCCGATCAGTGCCGTCTCGATGGGGATCTGGTTCTTGTTGGCGTTCTGCACCAGATCCTGACGGCTGCCGGTGTACTCGGTGGCGGTGGTCACGGTGCCCTGATCGAACTTATAGCGGTGGCAGCCCAGTTTGCACTTGAAGCTCATCATGTCCAGCGCGTCCTGCACCGCCTGATGGTTGGAAGCGGTGCGCAGGTCGGGGTTATACTCCCGCCATGCAGCGGGCTGGTCGATGCCGCCTTCCGGCGTGGGCAGCTCGTAGAAGATCTGCCGGTGGACGGCATCCGGCGGCACGGCGTGCTCGATGCCTTCCTTGTCCACCCACTTGCGGCACAGGGAGCGGTCATAGAAGATCTTCTTGCCGCCGAGGCGGATGTCTTGCCGATAGTTGTCGAAGGCGTAGTCCACCATCTGTGCCGCGTCCAGCGCCTCGGAGAAGATGCTCATGCCCAGCCCCATGCCGCCGTCGATGTTCTTGGCAGCCGCCGGGCTGAACAGGCTGAACCATGCCGGTGAGCCGCCGACCGTGATGCTCTTTACCGTGCCCGGCGGGGTCTTGTCCTCGGTGATCTTCGCGAATTTCGGCGTGCCGGAGATGTCGTCCGTCACCTCAAACCATTCGTTGGTGATGGTGCGCTTTCCGTTCCTGACCGTGTGGGTCTGCAGGTAGACGGCAGGCTTTCCGCCCATCATGCACTCGGACACAAAGGCCGCTTCGGTCACAACGCCGCGCTCCACGCTGATGGGCAGGATGCAGCAGGCTGGGTCGTAGTCCAGCCGGATGCTCCCCTGCGGCGAAGGCAGAGCGTTGCCGGAGGCATCCACCGTCAGGTTCTCCACGCTCATCACAAAAGCGCCGGTGCCCGACCAGTAGGCCTGCTCCACCAGCCGGTTTGCGTTCTCCCAGAAATGCAGCTGCCGCAAAAGGCCCCCGGTCTGCTGTTCATCGCTGCCCAGCAGATAGGCAGATGTGGATGCATCGCCGATCTGGAGAGTGGTCTTGTCGTTGAGCAGCAGGTTTGCCCAGTCCTCGCAGACGTGCTTCGGCATCCGCAGGGAAGCCAGACGCCGCGAAATGGTGCTGCCGTCCGGTGTGTCCTCTTTCTGGTCGTGGATGTCGGGCACGTCGCCCTTCCACCACTGCCGCCAGACTTCGATGTTGCCGTAGTAGTCCGCATCGAGGTGAAGATGCTTTGTTTTGTTCAGGTAATCGATAAAAGCGGCAACGTTCATCTTGCAGTCAGTCTCCTGTAATCGCGTTCGATGGTGTACTCGAACGCATCCAATGTATCAATGTCGGTGGTGCCGTCGTCCAGACGTTCATCCACGCCGGGGTGCTTCTGGCTCCAAAGAGCCGCAGCAAGCGCATCCCGCAGGGTGGCGGCTTCCGGCATATACCAAAAGCGCCCGCCACCCATGAGAATGGATGTCAGGCGGATGCGGTCGATGATCTGGATCTTGGCACTGTTCTGCACCCGGTCGGCCAGCCAGGAAAGCGGGCAGGCCCGCAGCCGGGTGCGGATGTGGTTGATCAGCGTCTGTTCGGCGCTGTCGCAGAAAAGATAGTGGATCTCGCCGTACCGTGCGAACACGGCGGCGCAGAAATCGATGAGCTGCGCGGCGAGGAAGTCTGCATCCTGATCCTTCGGGTCGATGCGGGCGGATGCCAGACCCACGACCCCCGCGTAGTAGGGCAGGATGCCGGCAGCCACGAATGCGTGCCGAGAGCCGTTGCCGCCGAAGTCCACCCCGATGTGGATGCGCCACGGGCGGCAGGGGGTGGCTGCGGGCCAGAGAAAGCGGCCATCCCCGGAGGCAATGCTGTCTGCAAAGGGCCGGTAGATGATACCGCCCGCTGCAGCCCACTGGCCGAGGATGAAGCGGTTATAGTAGACCGTGCCCGCGTACTCCTTTTTCAGCTGTGCCACGAACTCCGGCGGCAGAGTGGGGTTGTCGTCGATGGTGTAGGCCTGACAGTAGATGTCCGCGTCGCTGTCCAGAAACTGCTTGAACCAGTGCTGTGGGTTATCCGGGTTGCAGGTGCCGTCAAAATGGCTGTGCGGACAGGACAGACGGCTTTTCAACATCTGAAATACACCTTCGTCCCATGTGGTGATCTCGTCCCCATAGGCGTACTCGAAGGCTGCGCCCTGAATGCGGGCAATGTGCTTTTTGTTGTCGGCACCCAGCACGTACACCTTGCGGCCAAACAGCTGCACGATGTTGCCGGACGCCGAGGTGCGCACCACGCCCACAAGCTCCGGACCCCAGAGGGCCCGCATGGGCTCCAGCACGTTGCGTTCCAGCGTGCCGAGGGTGTTGCCCAGCATGACGCAAAGGCCCTCGTCCCGGGCCGCGCAGATGCGCTTGGGGATGGTAACAGCGCAGTCCAGATAGGTCTTGCCGGAGCGGGTGGCCCCAGTCTTGACGTTCCAGCGGTGGGAGCAATTGCGAAGGAACTCCTGCTGAAACTCAGTCAATGGCACTGTCCACACCTCCCAGCAGCTTGCGGGCAGCTTCCAGTGCATCCGCTGCCGGGTCCTCCTGCACGGTCTCCTCGCCCAGCATCTTCAGCAGCACCCCGGCGGCACGGGCATCACCGCGCTTGGCGGCTTCAGTAATGCCCATGACCACCGACATCTGATTGTCGATATCCTCATTGTCCACCTCATCCCGCAGCAGGGCATTCACCCGGCGGAGGTCGGTCTCCGGCAGGCTGAGATAGTAGTCGGCGGCTTCTTTCATGCTGCGCTTGCGGCGGCGGGCCGCACCGGAAGCAATGCCGCCCTTCTGGGCGATCTGTCTCTGTTCGCTCTCAGTTCGTTCGTTGAACGGGATGAGATTTTCTTCGTTGGCCACGTCACCACCTCTCTTGCCGTAAAATCAAAAAGCCGCCCGGAAGATCCGAACGGCAGGATATAACAAAGAAACCCGGCTGGTACATTCAGGCTGTTGGTCGGGAAAGGTGATCCTCTGTGTCAGCCGGGCAGCACAAAGCCCGCAGGGATGAAGGGAGTAAGTCTTTCCTGCGGGCTTCGGCATTTTAAATTTTAGCAGGGGTTGACAGTATTATCAAGTCCGGTTCGCTCCGGTTCAGTCCGGACTTTTGATATCCAGTCTTTTTATGGCCGCGCTGTGGCGCTGGAACATCTGGCTGCGGGAACTGCGGATGTTGATCGCGATGTCCGGCCAGTCCTCCAGCAGGATGTACCGCCGGAACAGGATCATGAAATCCACCTCATCGTCCAGCTGGCGGAACACCTCCATGATCTCGGCCCGGATGGCGTCGCACACGGCAGACTGCGCCTCAGCGGCCCGACGGGCCTCGTCGATGCGCTCCACGCTGCGGGGCAGAGCCTGTCCGTCGCCGCTGCCGCCCGGCACAGGAGAAAAGCGCTGGGTGGTGTGGGTGGCGTCGGTCTGCAGCGTGGCCAGCTCGTCCAGTTTGAGCAGCTCGAACCGCTTGGCTGTCCGGTACCGCCAGAGCCATGCCTTTTTCTCTTCGTAGGTCATTACAGTTCCTCCACCCGGACGAACACGCCGCAGGGGTCCGACCAGAATTTTTCCACGATCTCGCTGCACACCTGCGCGTCATCGGCCCAGAAGTGCAGGCGGGTCATTTCGTCCTTGAGGGCCTTTTCCAGATTGTCGGTGTCCGGCTTTGAGGTGCGCCACGCGCCGCTTTTGCGGCCCTCGGCAGGGAAGCACCACTTGACCAGCAGACGCACCGGACGGCCTGCGGGGATGGGTTTTTCCGGCGCGTGGGGTGCCAGATGGGCGTGGAGCTTGGCACGGGTCTGTTTCAGTTCCGGGCTGTCGTGGAGCACCGCGTGCGGCTGCCCGCCCTTCATGTAGGCGTGCAGCTGCTTTGCGTTGTGGGTGGTGGTGGGCGGCTGCATGGGGAGAAAGAATTGCATGTACATGGGGTTCACCTCGTTTTTCTTTTTTTCAGGTTTTAGCGCCAACGTGATGGGGAGGGTTCCCCGAATGGATGGGGGCTGTGGTCGCCCCATCCTTCGGGAGACCCCATCACAATTGCAGTTGCAGTTTTAGCTATTATATATAGGCTATTTTGCACTGCAAAATCTGCAGTCATAGCGGCTATAACTGCAAAATTGCAGTTTTTCGTGTCGTGCAAAATAGCGGCTATTTCTGCATTTTTACAACAAATTGTAATCGGACTTATTACGGTTTGTTTAACCTGCGCTGCCGGGCTCCTTGCGTCCCACTTTCTCGCCATCGATCCAGAAACGTCCGTCATCTTTCAGCCGCGTCTTGATGGTGCGGGGCTTCAGGTCCATGTACTCGGCCAGCGCATAGACGGTAACTTCGCCGTCCATCATGCAGGCTTCAAAGGCGGTGTCCAGTTCGGCCTTTTTGTCCTTGGTCACCTTGCCTTTATCGCCCCAGCGCTTGGCGGCACCGCGGCTGCCCAGCGTTTTGAAATCGCTGTCCGGCTGCAGGTCCTCCAGCAGGCCGGTGTCCAGCTTGTGCACGGGGTAGTCGAACCAGAGGTTCACCGGGTCGAAGCGGGCGAACTCGCGCAGGGTGCCTTCGATGCGCCATGCGGTCATGCCGTCTGCCTTTTTCTCGGCAGCCGCGACCTCAGCATCGATGGCCCGCAGATCTGCAAGGCCCAGTTTTTCCTTTGCGATGGTCAGCATCCGGTGGCGGCTGAGGGTATCATCCAAGCCGTAGGCATCCGCATGACCGCGTTTGTCCAACATGGCCTTGATCACGCGGCAGGCGGCTTTGTTATGCAGCTGTTCCCGGATGGCATCGGTGGGCACCAGCTCGGTCATGTCCAGCATGGCATCCGGGTCGCGGGCGAACACGCCGGAGCCGGATGCGCGGTCCATGCTGCGCTTGCCGCCCTGGGCACCTTTGCTGTGGTGATGGCAGTAGATCACAGCGCAGTCCAGCGCGCGGCACACAAGGTCGAACTGGTTGCAGAACTTTGCCATCTGGTCGGCAGAGTTCTCATCGCCGGTGATGACCTTATAAATGGGGTCGAGGATCACGGCGGTGTAGCCTTTTTTCTGGGCCCGGCGGATGAGCTTTGGGGCCAGCTTGTCCATGGGCACGGACGCGCCGCGCAGGTTCCAGATGTCGATGTTTCGCAGGTTCTGCGGGGGCAGGCCGAGGGCGGTGTACACGTCCTTGAAGCGGTGCAGGCAGGAGGCCCGGTCCAGCTCCAGATTGATGTACAGTACCTTGCCCTGTGCGCAGGAGAACCGGCCCAGCCAGGGCGTGCCTTCGGCGATGGCGATGCACAGTTCGATGAGGGCAAAGCTTTTGCCCGCCTTGCTGGGGCCTGCCAGCAACATCTTGTGGCCCTTGCGCAGCACCCCGGTGATGAGGGCATCGGCCAGCGGGGGCAGGCTCTCCCAGTCGTCGGCCAGACTCTCGGTCTCGGGCAGCTCGTCGGTTTCCGCTTCCAGCCAGTCCCGCCACTCATCCCAGCAGGATTTCCCGATGTTCGTTTCCAGCAGCACCTGCCGTTTGTCACCGCGCAGGATGCCGGGCATCCGGGAAAGGCGGGAAGGATTGCGGTTCTGCTGGTCGATGGTCAGGCCGTTTTTCTGGCAGGCGGCATAGAGATAATCCACACGCCTGCGGTACTCGGCGTAGTCCGGGGCATCCACCTTCACGATGGCGTGGACGCTCTTGCCGCCAGAGTAGACCAGCGCCGCACAGGGCAGTTCCAGCTGCTTGATGATAGCCTGCTGCTTGCCCAGCTCCATGTTGTCGCACTCTACGAGGGCATAGCGATAGGCAGTAATATTGGCATCCTTGCGTCCGGTGCCGTCCACAGGGTTGAAGCAGATCCATGCACCTACTTCAGGATCACAGTCGCCCACCACCTTGCCGAGGTCACCGCCGCAGGCATCCAGCTCGGTGATGAGCTGCCCTGCGGTGCGGGTCCAGCTGCCTTTTGCAGGGCGGCGGCGGTCGGCGGCCATAAAGCTTTCGGTCACATAGGCCACATATTCATCCGGCTCAAACAGGGCCTGCAGGTAGCGTTTGAGCTGATCCACAGGGTCCCACTGTTCAGGCAGGGCCAGCTCGTGGGCTTCCACCCAGCGTGGGTCTACCAGACGGCCCTCGGTTTGTGCGCCGGTGCCGGCAGAAATATCATCGTTCCAGTCCAGAGCGTGGCCTGCGGGGCCGCTCCATCCGTGGGAGTAGGCCAGCTGAAAAATGCTGCTTGCGGTGACGGGGCTGGCCCCGCCGCCGTGAAAGCTTTCCCATTTCTTGACACACTCGCCCTTGTGATAGCGGCCCGCATCGCGGGTGCTCCACTGTTCCCAGAGGGTAACGGGCAGGCCGGAATCCTTCAGGGCCATGCCCACCATGAGCCATTCGTCATAGGTCAGGGCGGACGGGGATACGAAGTCCAATGCTTCCTTGAGTTCATTTTCATGTTCCATTCGCGTTACCATCCGAAGTCAATGTCTGATGTGGGCGGCTCCTGTGCAGGAGTGTAAGTCTTTGGGTTCACGCCCTTGGGCACGCCGCGCCAGCCCTGCACCGCAATGCGGTCGATCATGTGTTTGGCTGCATCGAAACTCCACGTGCCCACGCTCTGGAAACCATAACGTTCCAGCACGCGGATCTGCTTGGGTGTGGTCAAGCCTTCAGCGCGGCGCTTGTTCAACCGGTCCAGCAGCAGGGAAGCCTTGCCTGCGGATTCCACCGCGTCCGGCAGGATGCCCATTTTCTCAAGAGCAGCAGTCTGTTCAGCGCTGGGCGGGCCTGCTTCCCAGCCAAAGGCCGGCACATATCCGGCAAGGTCCTCGGCCTGAATACTCATCTCGTACTGCAGCGGGTCCACGAGACGGGCTTTTTTGCGGCGCTGTTCTTCCAGCTGTTTTGCAAGTGCTTCTTCCCGCTGGGCCACCACGTCCTCGCTGGCCTGCACGGCTGCTTTCTCGATGTCCTCCGGGCATCCGGTCTGGGCCAGATTTTCGGTCATCTGCCGGGCCACGGCGCGGTCCTCACAAACCAGATCAGCCGGGCGGCACAGCTCGTGTTTGTCGGTCATCCACAAAAAATCCAGCAAAAGCAGATCGCTCTTGCCCGGGGAGAGCCGGGTGCCGCGCCCTACCATCTGGCTGTACAGGCTGCGTACCTTGGTGGGCCGCAGCACCACCACGCAGTCAACAGACGGGCAGTCCCAGCCCTCGGTGAGCAGCATGGAGTTGCACAGCACGTTGTATTTGCCTGCATCGAAATCCGCCAGCACTTCCTTGCGGTCGGTGCTCTGGCCGTTGACCTCGGCGGCACGGAATCCATGGGAGTTCAGCAGGTCGCGGAACTTCTGGCTGGTCTTGATGAGGGGTAGGAACACCACCGTTTTGCGGCCTTTGCAGCGCTGGGCCATCTCGGCGGCAATCTGTTCCAGATAGGGGTCAAGCGCAGTGCCGAGGTCTCCCACGGCGTAGTCCCCGCCGCTCATGGTGACAGAAGAAATGTCCAGCTTCAGCGGAATGGTCTGGGCCATGATGCGGCACAGATAGCCCTCTTTGATGGCATCGGTCAGCTTATACTCAAAGGCAAGGCTGTCGAACACCTCGCCCAGATTGCGCATGTCGCCGCGATCCGGCGTGGCGGTCACGCCCAGCACCTTGGCGCTGCCGAAGTAGTCGAGGATGCGGCGGTATCCGTCGGTGATGGCGTGGTGGGCCTCGTCAATGATGATAGTGCCAAAGTAATCATGAGAAAAGCGTTCCAGCCGGGCGGTGCGCTGCAGGGTCTGCACGCTGCCCACCACCACACGGAACCATGTATTCAGACAGGTGGCATCTGCCTTTTCCACCGCGCTGACAAGGCCGGTGGAGCGCTGCAGCTTGTCCGCTGCCTGTTCCAGCAGCTCACCGCGATGCGCCAGAATGAGCACCCGGTCACCGGCGCGCACCTGATCGGCAGCTACCGATGCAAACACGATGGTCTTGCCGGTGCCGGTAGGCAACACCAACAGGGTGCGTGTGTGGCCGTTCTCCCACTCGGCGTGGATGCGTTCACGGGCCTGCTGCTGGTAGGGTCTCAGTTCCTGCCCCATCAGAATGCCCCCTGCGTCCAGCCCTGAGTGGGTGCGGCCTTGGGTTCAGGCGGCGGCAGGAAGCGCTGCACCTCATTGCTCTGGCCGGTCTCGCCTGCATGAGGACCGCTCTGCTTGGTGTACTCACGGATGCCCAGCTTGCACCAGCCCCGGGCACCCACAATCTCGTTCCAGCGGGGGCGGAAGGTCTCGCCCCGCTTGCACTGACCGATGCTCTCGAAGAAAGCCCCCAGCAGGCCCTGCGTTTTAGTGTGCAGGTACAGGCGGTGGGTGACGGTGGTATCACCCTTGGCCCCGCCGAAGATCTTCAGGGTCAGCTTTGCCATGGAGCAGGGCGGGAGCTTTGCGCTGCCCTCAAAGCGGGCACGCTCCATGCCGGTGACCTCAAAGGCATACTCGCCCTCGGGCAGGAGCACGAACTCCTGCTGCTCGTTGGTAAATTCGTCGTCCCAGCTCAGGGCGCGGTCGGTGGTGTTCATTTCGTTCATAAGTAATTACTCCTTTATTATAAAACTCCTTCAGTCACGCTTACACGTGCCAGCTCCCTCCGTGAGGGAGCCTGTTAAAACGGGATATCACGGTTATCCAGCACCATCTGGAACACCTGCGGCCATGCGGCGATCAGACAGCCCTCCACAAAGTCAGCGGGGTAGTCCTTGATGGGCATATCCTCCGGGAAATATCCCCGTTTGCCCACAACGCCCTGCAGCTCTTCACAGCTGACCTTGTTGGCGCTCATCAGAGCGGCCAGCTTTTCCGGCACGCCCAGACTGAGCAGAACATTTTTCTCAGAGCTTTCCTGCAGCGGTGCGGGCTGCGGCTGAGCCACCGGCTTTGCTTCCTGCTGCGGGCTGGGCAGGATGTCGGCTTCCGGCTGGGAACGCGGCTGCGGTTCCGGTTTCGGTGCCTGTGCAGACATTGCGCCGGGGATGCAGGCGGCAATGCTGGCATAGTCAAAGGGTACTTCCTCCGGCAGGTCAAAGCGGTTTTTGGCATCCCAGCAGGGGTGATGCGCGGTGTACAGTACACGCCTGCCGCCGCTGGCCTTGCTCTTGGCGTTCTTGCCGTCGCCCACCTTTTCCACAACGGTCTTGTAGTTGGCAAACAGCAGCATATCGCACCACTCGCGCAGCAGCGGGGCCACCTGTTTGGAAGTTTTCATGCTCCAGCGGTCGTAGTTGCCCACGGCATCCGGCTGCTCAAATTTGGTAATAGCGGCATGGGCCAGCACCACCACGTTGTGCCCGGCCTGCAGCACCTCTTCCAGCGCGTCCAGCAGCTTGCCGAACTCTTCCTTAACATAGGTGTAGCCCTTGCCGTAGCCGAAATCTTCGATGCCGTTCACCTTGGCTTTGGCACACACGGCCTGAATGCACAGGCGTTCAGCCCAGTCGGCGGTATCAATGACCAGCGTGCCGCAGGGGACACTGCCCTTGCGTACCTCGGCCACCTCATCCAGCAGCATGGCCCAGCTGGTGGGTTGGGGCAGGCGCTTGACGTTCAGCCGCTTGGTGCCGCCCTCGGTGTCGATGAAAACAGGGTTCGGGAAATGGGATGCAAAGGTGCTTTTGCCGATGCCCTCGGGCCCGTACAGCACGGTCTTGACCGGCGAATTCTGGATGCCGGTGGTAACTGCATATTTGCTCATTTAGAACGCTCCTTTCGTCCAGCTTTTCTGCTGGGGCTTTTCGGTGACGGGCGGCAGGGAGGTTTCGGCATCCTTCACCATGCCGTCCTCAATGATGATCTGGCACTCGCTGCCGGTAGAGACCCGGGTGGCAATGGCCTGCAGGTGTTCTGCTTCCAGCCATGCGGAGAACTCCTGCAGGGTGGTCATGTCCATCTGTTCCAGCTTGTCCAGCAGCACAAACCCGCAGTCCGGGTTCAGGCGGCGGACGATGGCAGCGGCCACCCGCAGCTGGTCGCTGCCGGACATATCCCGCCAGTGCTTGCCTTTATAGGTAAGGGCGCCGTCCTCCACACTCAGCTCAGGCAGGGGCAGGTCGGCACCGTTCAGCAGGGCCATGCGGTCGGCACGCTTCTGCGTGATGGCTTCAGTCAGGCGCTTATATTCACTGTCATACTGGGCGGCCTCGTCCTCGGCCCGGGATTTTTCGAGGTTGGCGCGGACTTTGCGGTTGGTCTCCTCGATATCCCGGATGGATGCTTCCAGTTCGGCAGTGGATTCGTCCTGCAGCTGTTCCGCCGTTTTACTGGCATCCATGGCCTGCGTGAACAGCAGCGTGTGCTTCTTGCTCACTTCTTCCCTCTGTGCAGTCAATTCGGCGATGCGCTCATCCAGACGGTGCATTTCTTCCAGTGCCGCATCCCGCTGGCGGGCCAGCTCATGGAACTGCTGGCGCTTGCGCTGGTTCTCGCCGTTGCGGGCCAGAATTTCCTGCTGCTGACGGATGAGGTCGGAGGCGCTGACCGGCTCCTCCGGTGCATCCGGGTAGGAGATCAGCTCCTCGGCAAAGTGCTTTTTCTGCGCGGCCAGCTGGCCGGTGAAGGTGCGCTTGTCGTACAGGGCCTTGATCTCCATATCACGGGTGTGGAGCTCGGTGCCGATGCCGATGATCCGCAGCAGGATATCGGCCTTTTCCTTGTCGGTGGCTTCCATGAAGCGGGGCAAGTCCAGCGCCAGCGGCTCGATGAAGGCGTTGAGCAGCTGCTGGCCGCTGCGGCGTCCGGTGGGGTCGGTGACGGTCAGACTGGCATTTTTGCCCTTGCGTTCCACCACCACACCGTTGGAGAGCTTGACCTTCAGATGCGCCGGAGCCACTGCGCCGTCCCGCTGGGCAGCGTCCGGGCGGAAACGGTCGCCGCCCAGTGCCCATGCCAGAGCATCCAGAACACTGGTCTTGCCCTGATTGTTGTTGCCGCCCACGAGGGTGAGCCCGGTGGGCGACGGCGTAAGCGCAACGGCCTTGATGCGTTTGACGTTTTCGGCCTCTAAGGCCATGATCTTTACAGACATGCGGATACCTCCCCTTGAGCGGATGCGAGTGTGTGAACGAACTGGTTGATCGCGGTCTCCCGCTGGTCGTCCGGCAGTTTGCGGAACTGCATTTTAGCGGACTGAACGATGCTGGTAATGGAGCGCCCGGCCAGAATGATGCTGTCGTAGGCATCGCGGGCGTCCTGTTCCTGCTGCGCCTTATAGTCCGCAGTCATTCCGGCCGCGATCTCGTAAGCTTTTTCGCCTGCCCGCCGGTCTACCTCTTCCTCATCCACCACGGCGGCGATGGGCTGCTTTTTCAGGGCCGCATTTTCTTCCTGCAGCTTATCCGCCCGGAGCTTTGCCGCTTCGGCCACCTGCCGGGAGCCGGAAAGCTGGCCCTCGGCGTTCTTGGCCCGGGCTTCGGCCTTGTCGGCACGGTCTTTTTCCTGTGAGACCTTCAGACCCAGCCGGTTGCAATCCTTGGCGGTGCTCAGCTGGTCAGCACGGGCCTTGTCCCGTTCGGATTCGGCCCGGTCGGCACGGGCTCGTTCCCGGTCTGCCTGGTTCATGGCCTCCACCCGGTCGGTGCGGAGCTGCTGGTTTTCCTTGAGCAGATCCTGATAGGCTTTGTTCGTGGTGACCTCACCGTTCTTGACCTTCTCCACCAGCTCCGGCGGGGCGCTGGGTTTTGCCACGGCGTACAGCAGGGTGGGCGGCAAGCTTTCCAGAATGGCCTGCTGCCGGGGGCTGCTGTCAGCCAGCAGTGCGGAGACTTGCAGCAGCCGGTAGGCGCTGTCTTTGGTGATGCCAATGTGCAGGCACCATGCACGGAAACTGTCCTCTCCACGGTTGCCGTGCTTCGAGTTGTCGCATTGTGCGACAACTCCGCACAGCTCATCGTGTGCCAGTGCAATGTTGTCACCCATGTAAACAAGACCCTTTTCGGCCAGTTTCTTGCCGTGAAGATATCCGTTTTCTGCAAGATGCAGGGTCGCCACGGTCTGTTCAGGCAGGCCGGAATAATCAAACTCCGGGCACTTGTCCTCCCGAATGAAAGTCAGGGGCTTCTCCTGCGGGGCACCACCAGTCATTGAGAGAAGTGGTGCAGAAGAACCGTCCGCCAATGCGGCAGGGGCCGATCCGCAGGCTTGCGGGAACACAGCGGGGGCTGATGCGCTTACATCCGCCGCGTTCTCCGAGGTGGTCGGCGTTGCCGCTGCGGCATTCTGCACAGCATTCTCTGCCGTAGTCACAGCAGCATCCGCATTCTGGGCAGGTGCACATGCGAAAACCTCCTTTGCTATTTTAATGTCAGCAAGAATCTTTTCCATTTCCTGCTGCGGTGTCATGTCCTTGCGGCTGCCATTCGGGGTAAAAAACTGACCAAGCAGCTCTCTTTTTGCGGCAACACCTTTCAGATTCTGAGCGCAGGTGATAGTCAGGCAGTAACGGCCATCAGATCCATAGTCCGATGCACGAATATCTTTGGAAAACGAGCCAAAAATCTCTCTGTTTGGATAAGTATCTTTGATCCATGCGGAGACCTGAGACAAAAAGTCGAAGTCCAAACTGTGCACTCGACAGGTGCATTTGTCCTTGATGGAGCCAGAGAATTCTGATGCATAAGTGAGAGTCTTGCTCATCCGACACTCATAGCCCCGAGTCTCCAGGGCGACAGTTTTAGCACTTTCGTCCCATTGAAAGTTTCCGTATGGCATGGCGTAGGGGCATCCCCAGCACTCATGGCCGGGTGCATAGCCAGACAGACGGTTGCCAGTGGTACTGGTATCGGTGGATTTCTTCACTCGCCGTCCGCATTTGCAGATATAGGTAGTCATACCCGCACCTCCGTGTCCTTGAGGCGGTCCAGCATCTCGGCCTGCACATCCTTGCTCATGGGCTGGATATTGTTGCCCTTCCAGCCATAGCAGAGGATAGGACCGTAGATATGCTGGCCGCGATAGATACGGTTCAGGTCTCTGCCCATGATGCCGTACACCAGCACTGCCGGGGTGCGTGGCAGGACTTTCTGCTCACAGGGGCACCGCAGCAGTGCTTCGATGCCCTGCAGCGTGTCCGGCAGGGTGGTGACTACCGGTTCTTTGCCCGGTTCGACCAAAATTCCTTTCATTGTAAAACCTCCGATTTTGTGATATCATCGGGGTGATGAAGTCGTTCAAACTCATCATCCCTTGCAGCTCGTCGGTGTTGGCGCACCGGCGGGCTTTTTTCGTATAGTGCGTACCGGCGGCAGGCTGTCCACCTCGCTGCGGTCGATACGTTCCCGCGCAAATGTGTACTTGTAAGTTCGATGGCTGCCGCTGAGCCCATGGCTGACGGCAGACGCAAAGCTGTTCGCGCTCTTGTAGCCCAGCCGCCGGGCACACATCTCGGACGTGCAGGATGCCAGTAGATCGCCGGTCTTTGCGTCCCAGACGGTGTACCACATGACGCGGGCAGGTTTTTCATTATGCGCCCTGTAATCCCTGCAATATTGGTTGTGGCGCTCTCTGCGGCAGGAAGCGCAAAAGCGCAGGTTGCCAGCAACATTTTCCATCACCTTGCCGCAGTCTAAACAAACGCGGGTAAAGTGCTTTCCTTTATTCATGGGTGGTGTCAGCCCGCCTTCCTTCCGCTCTTCACGGTGTTGCGGGGCTGCTGGTGCACCTTCTTGCTCCGCTTTTTCTCCTGATCGGCGGCGTAGAAGCCCAGCCGGGCAAAGAATACCGCCAGCAGGATCAGCACCATGGCCGTGATGAACGCGCCGTCCGAGACGGTGCCGCCGGTCTGGAAGCTGCCCTCCAGCCCCATGCCGTACAGCAGGCCCACCACAAAGCAGGCCATTGCCAGCCAGTACCAGACAAAGGATTTAATCTTCATTGGTGGGTTTCCTCCATTCTGTCCATAAGATCAGCGGCAGCTGTCATGATGTTGATGATTGTCTCTGCTGGGTCTTTGCTGTCCATACAGATTCCCGCGACCAATGCGGTGCAAAGAGCCGCTTGTTCCATCTGTGTGCCGCAGGCGTAAATTTTGGGGTTGCCATCCGATCCCAGCTGGATTTTCAACTGAGCGTTCGGGTTGATTTTCATGCTCCTACCTCCTGATAGTCAGTTGCGGGGCCGCAGCTGTCCAATGTCCATCCAATGACCGGGTGCCATTCGCCATCTGCAAAAACCTGCAGGCCGGTGTGGGTTTCGTCCTTGACTTGCCCGCCCAGCTGGTAGCAGCCGGATGCCCGGCTTCCATCCCAGCGGAACCACTTGTTCCAGAACGTCGGTGCCACGTACGCGCATCCGGTGGGCGCGTCGGCCCGCTTGGATGCAAGGGTGTAGGATTCGTTCATGCGGATGCTCCTTTCTCAACAGTAGGGAAGAACAGCTCCCCGATTTCATCCTGCGGGATATCAAGCGTCTTGCAAATTTCTGCGATCTCAGTGCTTGTCCAAG